ACGAAGGAGAAATCGAATGAGTACGTGCGAATAAAATACATACGGATAAAGCACGTCCAGCGAAAGCTCGACATCGTTTATGGCGACTTCAATGAGATGATGGTGCATGGCCACGAGAGAATAAACGGAACGAAATTTGATATTATAAATTGCCAGGATGCGATAAACCTAATCGCGGGAGTCGACGACCCCCTGGGGCTCGCCAACCCGCTCTCGACGTGCATTAAAAAGCCGGAAGATAGAATTTTCGAGATACAGCGTGATGCGAACAATCTGTACCACAACGACGGTTGCTGGAGGTTCGGAGAAAAATATGATGCGTTTTTTAATGCGTTTTATTCCTGGTGCCGGGACCATCTGAATGCGGGCGGGATATTAACGCTTTCTACCCTGTGGGCCAAGAACTACAAGGAAAACTCGGAGAATATGGTACGCCTCGCAGGGGGCAATGGATTCAGGCTCGAGACGTGCGATAGGTATTTGAGTCACAGGTTTATCGCGGTATGAACGAGATAAAATATTACAACAGGGAAGGGAAGAAGACGCTGGCGACGGAATTGCGCCACTTTATTTACATACAGACACTGACGCGAACGACAGATGGGGAGGGCGGGTTTACACAGTCCTGGACGACAGGGGACATGGTTCCTGCGGCCGTAAGCCCGATTCAGGCGCGGCAACAGTTTGAGAACAAGAGCGTCGGGGTCGATGCGACACACCTGATAAAAATACGGGGCCTGATTGATGTTGACGAGAAGAATAATCGGTTTTTATATGGATCAAGAACGTTCGAGATCCTGACGATAGAGGACATCCAGGAGCGGGGGATTGTGAAGGTTGTCACCTGCAAGGAGCTGCGCTGATGCTTAAACTGTATATAGACAAGGTTATAAAGGATCTCGAGAGGTCTGAGAATAATAAACTTATCGCGGCAGCCAAACATGTGGCAGAGAAATTGAAGGAAAACGTAAAAAAGCAATGGAAGCAGCATACGAGAAACCTGCAGAAAGGCGTTGGTTACAAGAAACTGCCCCATGCTGTGCTGGTCGGATACGGCCCGCCGGCATCTCATGCGCACCTGCTTGAGATGGGGACGCAGCACAGGGTCGTGAAAAATTATATGGGGCATAAAGGGTGGGAGGTAAGCGCGGGGAAGATAACACCGCACCCGGTGATCTTCCCGACATTTGAACAGGAGACGCCCGAGGTGGAAAGGATATTGAGCGAGCCATGGTGAGGACGCATGTTTGAATCATCCTTAATAACGTTTCTGGCGGATGACGACCAACTGGCCGCCCTGGTCGAGACATACGCGGGGGAGCCGGCGATATTTTCTGACGAGGCCCCGGAAGACGCGGAGATGCCGTACATCGTGGTGAGGATAGTTCCCTCGGCGACCGACAATATTGCCGTAGAAAGTTTTGCGGTTTTCATTGATTATTACGATAACGATAAAAGCCGCGTTGACTCGAGAAAGGCCGCTGCGAGAATAAAATTGTTACTTGACAGGAAAAAGCTTACTCATGCACGATACAACAATATCCGTCTTTTTTATTTTGACGGGAGCCCGATGGAGGAGGGGGACCCGCGGCAGATTCGCTATAATCTGCAGTTTATGGCAAGGGCAGGCAGACAAGACTTCGCTGACTACGTATCAACAACATCAGGAGATTAACCTTAAAGAAAGGGGTTTATTATGGCACGGTATCATGGGGTAACGTCGGACACGCCGGACAGGTTCGTCATTGATTCCGGGAAAATTTTTGTGGGAGTGGATGAAACAAAAACAACTGTAGCTGAATTAATTGCGGAGGCTCTCCCTATCGGCGCGACGCGCGGCGGCAGCACCTTCACGGTCGAGCAGGAGATCAGGGAGATGCCGGTCGACGGGGCGAAAGGGCCGGTCAAGGGCTGCGACCGGATCACGAAGGTCAACGCGAAGATGACCCTGAATATGGTCGAGTGGTCGACGTACCTGATCCGTATGGCCCTTCCGGGCGCGGTGAAGGACGATTACGGATCCACGCATGATGATATCACCAGGGCGCTGCAGATCGCCGCGAAGGACTACAAGGACAACATCGCGCTGGTCGGCGAGGTTTCCGGGTCGGCGGATCCGATCGTATGCATCATCAGAGACGCGCTGGCCGCGGGCAACTTCGAGCTCGGCATGGCCGATAACGAGGAGGCTGTCTGCAAGCTCGAGGTCAAGGCGCATTTCGACCCGTCAGACCTCGACACCGAACCGTGGAGAGTTCTGTTCCCGCAGGATGTCGAACTGACGACGGAAGGTGCATAGTAAACGACGGACGCGGGGCCGTGATGGCCCCCTTCCGCATTTCACATGAGGTATACGATGTCTGACATTACAATCAGGCCCCTGGTGGTTAAGGACAGGGTTGTTCTTACTGCGATGGTGAGGAAACTGGCCGATAAGCTGGGGGGTACCAACCTGCTCAGTTTTATCACGCCGGCCGGCGGGGCGGTCAAGCCGGGCAAGGATGAGGGCGCCAACTTCGCCGAGATCGGCCTGCGCGTTCTGAAGATGCTTCTCGAGACGCTCGAGGAGGACGTGCGGAGGTGGTTTGCTTCCCTTGTCAACAAGACACCGGAGGAGTTCGACGAACTCCCGTTCAATACCGAGCTGGAGATCATCGAGCAGCTGATGGGATCGAAGGAAGCCAACGATTTTTTTACTGGTGCCTTGCGGCTGTACAAAAGGACGCAAGGCTCAGCGGAACAATTGTTGAGCAAGAAGAAGGTGTAAGGCACTACCTACGGCTTTCTGCAGGCGAGTTCGAGGGGCTAAAATTTTCAGAGTGTTTGTTTTTCGCCCGGCAGATAGGAGCGGACAGGTATGAAAAGAACAAAACGATCATGCAGTCGGCCGCCTTCACCGCCTACCTGCTCGGCGCCGGAGGGAAAAGCTCGTTCAATCAGTTTCTGAGACACCTCGGCCTCGGTGACGAGAGCGCGCAGCTGTCGAAGGAGCAGAAGGAACTGCTTATACGCCGGGCGGACGATGTGGTCAAGAGAATTTCGAAAATGAAGATCAGGAGAAGAAAAAATAAATGAGGAAAAATAAATGAGGAAGATATTTGAACTTGCCGGCCAGATAAGCGCGAACGGCCTCGAGGCGCTCCAGAAAGGCCTTAAGAGCATCGAGGGCGACCTCGAGAAGGCGGACAAGGCGCTGACGAAATTCGGCCGGCAGTCGGTGAAGGCAGGCACCACCTTGACGAAGTACGTTACCGCCCCGCTCGTGGGACTGGGTGCAACCTTGGCTATTGTCGCGGATAAGACGGGCGCCTATGCTCAGGAGTTGATAAACCTTGAGCAGAAGAGCGGCCTTTCTAAAACGGCGCTGCAGGAATTTGACTACGTAGCGAAGAAGTCGGGTATCTCGGTCGAAGACATGGCTAATGCCATCCTTAAATTTTCAAAGCAGCTTTCAGGGACGGAAATCGGCACCGAAAAAACGAAGGAAGCCCTGAAGCGGTTGGGCATGAGCATTTACGACGCCCACGGCAACATGCGGAGCATGGATGAGTTATTTCCGGAGTTCCTCTCGAGGTTGAATGCCATCCCGAACATCGCCCAGCGCAACGCGATCGCCATGCAGATATTCGGTCGGGGCGCGGGCGCCTTGACGCCTGTCTTGAAACTCACCGGTGCCGAGGTGGAGCAGATGCGGAAGAAGGCGCACGAGCTCGGCATCGTGATGTCCGAGGAGTCCATCCAGGCAGCCAAGAAATACCGCGACAGCATGGTGGACCTGCGGGCGCAGACGACCGCCCTGTGGCGGAACCTCGCCGTGTCCCTGTTCCCGCTGCTGAACGGGATGATCGTGCCGCTTATTCAGAATAAGGTCGTCCCGATATTTGTTCGCCTTGGCAATGCGGTGAAGTCGGTGATAATGTTCTTCACGAACCTCGACCCCGGCATGAAAAAAATCATACTCGGATTTGTCATTTTCCTTGCGGCGCTCGGCCCCATGTTGCTGGCAATGGGTAAAACCATCCTGATAGTCAAGGGTTTAATAGCCACCATCGCGTTGTTGAAGACCGCATTTACTGCGTTGACGATCTCGCTCGCGACGAACCCCTTTACGGTGTTGATAGCGGCTGCGGGGATCGTCATCGGCGCCTTGGTCGGCGTCAGGATATGGATGGACAACGTCAAGAAGGCAGCCGCTGACAGGGAAAAGCTCAACCTCTTTGGGGAGGAGATCGAGGGACTTTTCAATCGGATGGAGGCGCGCGCGGGAAGGGGGCGAAAGACCCTTGATATGATATTAGATTTACAGAAGAACAGTATGGTCTCAGAGAAGGCGCTTGTCCAGCACCTCTCGGCGATGGCGGAGGACTATGGCTTCATCATAAGCGGCAACGATGAGGCGCGGATAAAGCAACTGATGCACATTAATGACCTGGTGAAGCAGACCGGCAACATCACGCTCGCGGCAAAGATGTACAACGAGGAGCTGGCGAAGGAAACGGCGAAGACGGAGAACCTCAATACCGCTCTCGTCGAGAAGACCGATCTCTATAAAAAATTGGAAGGGCAGTACAACGCGGTCGTGGATAACGAGCTCGAGGGAATCGAGCGGGAGCGGCAGGCCAGCCTTGCCGAGGCGAAGGAGAAAATCACAAATGCGCAGGAGCTCGCGCAGGCGCAGCTTTTTATAAACCAGACCGCCGACATGAAGGCGGAGACGGCCCGGGCTGATAATCTGAAGAAAATAAAAGACGATAACACGAAGGCCATCGAGGACCGGACGGAGCTTGAGAAGACCGGGAAATTAAAATTGCTCGAGATGCAGGGCGATACCGTCGGCTTGATAAAGGAGCAATATGCGGAGGATCTGAAAAACTTCGGGGACACCGAGGAGAAGAAAGCGATTATAAAGGCTTTCTACGATAAGAAGATTGCTGAAACTATGGCGAAGGAAGCGAAGACGACCCGCGAAAAATGGGAAGAGGCTATCGACTTTGTTGGCAATGCTTTCTCTCAGCTCGGCGAGGTATACATGGCGACCACGCGCGCCAAGATCACTGAAAACGACAACTGGTATGCGAAGGAAAAAGAGTCAATAGAAAAATCCGGCCTCAGCGCGAAGAAAAAAGAAAAGAAGATGGAGGAACTCGACGAAAAGTACAACGCCAAGCGGACCGCATTGCAACAGGAGCAGGCCAAAAAGGAAAAGGCGATCGCGGTTTTCGAATCCATAATCGGTACGGCCGCAGCGTTTACGAAGGCTTTACCTAACATCGCGCTGGCAATTATCGCCGGCGCCCTGGGTGCTTTGAAGACGGCGTTCATCATAGCGCAACCCCTACCGCTCGCCGCGGGCGGCCTGGCCAAGAAGCGCGCCGGCGGAATCGATGCGGTGATCGGCGAGGGTCGCGAGGACGAACTGGTCCTGCCCATGGTAACCGGAGTAGAGCTGCTGGCGGCCAAGTTGGTGAAAAGACTTTCATCTATTATCATGCCGCCTCTGCCGGCGCTGGCACTGGCCGGGGGCGGTGGTGGAGGGAACCACTACAGCACAGAGGTGAACCTGTACGGTAATTTCGTCGGCAATGAATCCGCGATGAAAAACTTTTGCCGCGAAATCGATCAGCGGATAACTACCGAATACCAAAGGAAAGGCCGGCAATAATGCCATATAAGGGCGACATCTATCTCGGTGAACTCGGGGCGGAGACCCTCCTCTCGCCGTTCGGGCGGACGCTGAAGATCTCCGATATGGAATTGTCCCGCGAGGAGCGGACCGCATCGGGTCGACTGGTGCGGGACGTCACGGCGACCAAGAAAAAGTTTGAACTGTCCTATGAGATGATAGACGGCGACGTACTGGCCGGTGTGCTCGGCCTCTACGACCTTCAGGATGAACTGAGCCTGCTCATCTACACCGAGACCACGACGACGACCGGGGAAGGTAGCTCCTGTGATGCCTATACCGTTTTAATGCGGCCGCTCGATAGGACAAGAATATTGCTGCTGGAGAATGGACTCTGGGGCGGGGTCAGCATTATACTTGAAGAAGTTTGATATGGAGAAAACGTGATAGCTGTCAGCCCAGAATTTAACGCGGCGGTAAAAGCTACGGTCCGTAAATGGCGGCCGAAGCTCGAGGTCACGTGGACCGACCCGTTCACCGACCCCGCGATAACCGCCTCAGCGAATGACGAGAACAGGATAAATTACCCCAAGCAGGTTGCGGACCTGGTGGAAATCCCGACGCGCCGGTGGTCGCACCTCGACGGGACGTTCAAGCCAAACGGAACGTTCCATCCTTGCCCCAGTGCTGCGGAATCGCTGTTCAACCAGATGGGTTGGTGGGGCGCTGCTCGGTGTGATGCTTCGGCGGAGTGGGGCCTGCCATATCCGACGTTGACCATTGAGTTCGCAGCCCGGCCAGTGCTTGCCCTCATTGTGGTCGGCGATAGCATATACAATGAGTATCCCGTGGATTTTTACGTCAAACTCTATAACGGTGACGACGACGTATTGTACACCGATACGGTCGCGGGGAATGCTAACCTGAGGTATGTAAAATCGATAGCCAGTGCGGGCATAACCGACGCCGTGAAGATGACGCTCGAGGTCAAGAAATGGAGCGCTCCGAACAGGGTGGTGAAGATCCTCGAGTTCTATACCGCCGTCGTCGAGACTTACTATGGCGACGACATCGTCTCCATGAACTTGCTCGAGGAGAGCGAGATCTCGGACGGCAGCCTGCCTATCGGGAACATTTCCTGCAATGAGTTGGATTTCGAGCTGCAGAACATTAAGCTCATAACCTCGCTGGGGGAGACGATCCTGAACCCGTTTTATCCGGGGAATACAAACTCGTACCTGCACAACCTGATAAAGAGGAACCGAAAGGTGCGGGCGTGGCTGGGGCTTGTGCTGCCTGACGCATCGGTCGAGTATGTCCCCCTGGGCACGTTTTGGACGGGTGACCCGAAAGTATCCGAGCGGAGTCCTGTAATATCATTTTCCTGCCGCGATCGCATGGAGCTTCTGCGAAAGGCCGAGTTTACCGGGAGCGAGGTCTATCAGAACGAGAGCCTGTACGACCTCGCTGTGGTGGTGCTCGAACATGCGAAGGCGAATATCCCGATGGTCGACCTGGAATACTCGATAGACGCCGCCCTGCAGGACATGGTTATTCCATACGCTTATTTCCCGAAGCAGACGTATTTCGAGACGATTCGGCAAATCGCGGAGGCGTGCGCGGGCACCGCGTACATGGACAGGGACGACGTGCTGAGAATCGGAACGGAACAGAACCTCGAGACCACGACGGCGGGGGCCTGACATGGCATACTCGATAACGCGGGACAATTATTTCGACCTGGAGCAGCCGATGAAGAGCGAGGAGCTTTACAATGTGGTCGAGGTCCCTATCTCGCCGTTTGTTCCAAGCGATGACGCGGAGGATGTCTACACAATGGAGGATGAGATGTTCATCGGCGCTGGTGAGGAGATAGAGGTCATCGCGGAATTCAACTCAATACCCGTCATCGAGGCGAGCGCAGAGATCGAGGCGTCGAGCCCGAGCATCGTGATCGAGATTGCGAAATTTTATGCCTGGGGGGCGAAGATAACGGTTTTCAACGGCGGTGGGGTCTCCGGAACATTCACGCTGACGGTCAGTGGGAAGCCGCTTAACGTGGTGGGGGAGGAAACGGTCACCGCGGAAAATGCAGCGGGCATCGCGGAGAGCGGGCGGCTTAAGTATGAGTTTCCCGGGAGCCACCTGATACAGGACCGCGGGGCGGCCCAGACGATAGCGGACGGTCTGCTCGCCTCCTACAGCGTGCCGCGAAAGGACTGTTCCCTGAACTGGCGCGGGAATCCGGCGCTGGTATTGAATGAT